AAGCAATTGGGGAACTGAAGAAAACCCCAAAATGCGCCTATCAATCTATCAGACCGACCTGCAATACGCGCTGATGAAGTGCATTCAAGAACAGCAGGCAATGATTGACGAACTCAAGGCCGAAGTGGCCGCACTAAAAGGAGCGTAAACATGAACTGGAACATCTCAGCAATGGACGTTCGTGTCCAAGAAGGCGAGTACCAAGACGTTGTGATCGTTGTTCACTGGCAGTGCAGTGACACCCAGACCATCGACGGCAAGGAATACTCAGGCCGGGTGTACTCGACCTGTTCGCTGCCAGCGCCGGAGGGTTCTTTCACGCCTTATGACCAGCTAACGCAGCAGCAGGTGCTTGGCTGGATCTGGGCTAACGGAGTGGATCAAGCGGCAACGGAAGCGGCTGTAGAGGCGCAGATTCAGGCTCAGGCGCACCCCGTAGTAATTTCACCGCCCCTCCCATGGAACCAAGCATGAACGAAGTTACCCTGACGCTGGCGGTAGAAGAAGTCAACGCGATCCTGCAAACCTTGGGGCAACTGCCCACTTCTAGCGGCGCATGGCCGTTGGTCGTGAAGATCAAGTCCCAAGCAGAAGCGCAGTTGAAGTCTGAAGACGCTGCGGTACAGTAAATTGTGCTTGACCCAGTTACCCTGCTGGCTACGGCTACGGCGGTATTCAACGGCTTAAAGAAAGCTGTTGAGCTTGGCCGAGAGGCAGAAGATGTCTTCGGCCAGTTGGGTAAGTGGGCAAGTGCAGTCAGCGATCTACAAGAATGGATCAACATAGAGGCTAACAAGAAGCCTCCGTTGTTCAAGAAGTTGGTCTTTACGAAGTCTGCGACGCAAGAAGCGTTTGATGCTTACGCGGCGCAGGTAAAGATCAAAGAGATGGAGAAGACTCTCTATCACTGGTTTCACTACGGAGAGCTTCAGCATCTGGGTCGCGAAGGGTATGTCGAGTTTGTCCAGATGCGGCGACGGATTAAAGAGCAGCGAGAGAAGATGGTGTACGAGCAGATGAGACGCAGGAAAAAGTTCATCAAGAACAGCTCTGACGCCATCTTCATAGCGGTTGTGATCGGTACAGGCGGGATCATTCTCTTCCACATCATCAAGTTCATGGTGGATCGGTGGCCGGAATGAACGAGATCAAAATGCTCAAGGCTCAGGCGCAAGCCGAGCTACAGAGACTAGAGGCGGAATCCTCTGCTAAAGACGTAGCCGGTAAGGCTATCGGCAAGCAGGGGCTGTTCTATATCACCCTGATTGTAGTGATCGGGGTGGGCGCTTCTATCGTCCTTGAGAACGAGAAGATCGCCGCCGTCATGGGTCTATTGGGTGCAGCTTTAACTGCCCTGATCTCAATGCTGAACGGTATCGCCGGGGCGAATCCTAAGCAGGAAAAGCCCGAGTTTGAAGTAATTCGGGAGTTGATTTCTAAGCTAGACCGGCTTGATCGTGCCGAGCAGCCGATGAAGGTTGACGTTACTGAGGGCCGGGTAACGGTCACGAAGGGTGACGATCAGGTAACGGCGACGAAATGAGCTACCTGCTGACTATCGTCTTTATCCTGATAGCGGCTCTCATGGTTTTTTTAGCGGAGATAAGCCGATAATGCTGCCAATCGTTGCCGGGATCGTGTCTACGCTGATCCAAAACAACCTGCCAAAAGTAGCTCAGGCGGTAGTAGACAAAGGGCTGGATTACGTCCAAGAGAAAACCGGCATGGAATTAAAGCCGGACATGACTCAGGATGACATCAAGGCTCTCCGTGATCGTGCGATGCAGCACGAAGAGTTCATGGTCGAGCAGGCAAACAAGAACACGGCTGACGCAAGAGCGATGCAGGTTGCCGCGCTGATTAACGGCAACGGAATAAGCCGGTCATTTGTCTATGTGCTGGCTACTTTCTGGTCGTTGGTGGCGGCTAGTTATATTTTTTTGATCACGATGGTGAACATCCCCGAGGCTAACGTCAGGTTCGCCGATACTGTATTGGGGTTCATCCTTGCGACGGTAGTGGCGACCATCCTGAACTTCTTCTTTGGGTCATCCGCAGGGTCTAAGGCTAAGCAAGAGACGATTGAGAGTAAAAAATGAAGTCCACTTGGCATCTAGCGTTTGAGCATCTACTTCAGTCGGAAGGGGGTTTTACAGATGACCCCCGCGATCCGGGTAACAAGTTACCTGACGGCAGGCCGGGATCTACGAATCTAGGTGTTACTCAAGCGGTCTGGGAGCAGCACATCGGTCGGCAGGTAACGCACGACGAGATGAAAGCCCTGACCACAGACGATGTGAACCCGCTATACAAGAAACAGTATTGGGACTCTATTCGGGGGGATGATCTTCCCGCCGGGATCGACTATCTGGTGTTTGATATGGCCGTTAATTCCGGGCCGGGCCGGGCGGCGATGACTCTACAAAAGTGTGTCGGGGCGAAGCCGGACGGTGCAATCGGGCCAGCTACCCTAGCAGCAGTATCGAATGCCAACCTAGACAAACTCATTGATGACTACACTCAAGCTCGGCTAGAGTTCATGCGTAGCCTACCAACGTGGCAAACGTTCGGAAGAGGCTGGGAGCGCCGAGTCAAAGAGGTGGCAGAATTGTCGGATTCGCTAGTGCAGGTATAGGGATGAACTCATTTGTGTATTGTTGGACTGACCATAGCCAGCAAAAGCTGTACGTCGGTATGCACAAAGGTCATGTAAATGATGGCTACATATGTTCGTCTAAATACATGCTCAACGAGTACAAATCTAGGCCACAAGACTTTACCCGCCAGATTCTTGCTATAGGTTCTTACGAAACCTGCCGTATCTTTGAGATCAAAGTCATCAAGGCGATGTTTGATCAAAAGGTGAATTGCTACAACTTGAACTATGGAGGGGTGGTTCTGCACACCCCGGAAATACGAGCAAAGATTAGCAAGACACACAAAGGCAAGACGATCTCAGAGGATCATAAAGCCGCAATCAGACTATGGAACGAGACTCAGCGTCAACTTGCCACGGCAGAAACGCGAGAGAAGATTAGTCAAGCGCGGCGTGGTGTTCCTCGCGGGGCGTTGTCAGAAGAGTGGAAGGCCAAGATTGGCACATCTCTTGTTGGCAAAAAACGTTCGAAGGAGTTTAAAGAGGCAGTATCAGCGAGACAGCTTGGAATCAAGCGAGGCGCGTACCCAGAGTCAGGTAAAGAGAAGCAGCGTATTGCACATACAGGAAAAAAACACTCCCCAGAAACGATAGAGAAGCTACGCGCAATCAAAGCAAACATATCTGAAGAAACAAAGGCTAAACTAAGCGCAGCCAAGAAAGCATACTGGGATCGCAAAAAAGGGGTGGCGTAATGCTTAAAAAGTTGCAACTCCGTTCTGGAGTAAATAGAGAAAATACAAGATACCAGAGTGAAAATGGTTGGTACGAGTGCGACAAGATTCGTTTTCGCCAAGGAACGCCTGAAAAGATTGGTGGCTGGGCACCGTTTCAGAGTCCGGTAACAACTTTTCTGGGTGTTTGCCGGGCGCTTTGGAACTGGGTAACGCTCGGCGGTCAGAATTTAATTGCCGTTGGGACTAACCTTAAGTACTACATCAGCCAGGGCGGTGCGTACAACGACATTACGCCGATTCGGTCAGCGGTCACGCTAACTAATCCGTTTGCTACGACTACTGGTTCTCAAACCGTAACGGTCACCGATGCAAATGGCGGTTATAAAACAGACGATTTTGTAACCTTTTATGGTGGATCTGCTGTCGGCGGCATCACTATTACTGGTCAGTATCAAATCACTGTCGTATCGGCTACGACTTACACCATCACCGTTAGCGGCAATCCTACAACTGCCACTGGCGGTGGGACTGTCCGGGCGGTATATCAAATTAATACTGGCCCAGCGTTTGTAGAGCCTCTAAATGGTTGGGGTGCGTCAGGCTGGGGATCAGGAGCTTGGGGTATTGGACAGACTTCAACCGACCCCATCAGGTTGTGGAGTCAATCTAACTTTGGTGAAGACCTGATCTTTGGCCCCCGAGGTGGCGGTATTTATTACTGGGATGCCACGCTGGGTAGTCTCCCCCTGAGCTTTACCGTCACCATTGCGTCACCTGCGGTAGTCACTGTTTCGTCTGCCCTAATTTCAAACGGCACACCGATCCGACTTGCTACAACCGGGGCTCTGCCTACAGGGCTTACTGTTGGGACTCAGTATTACGTGGTTAACGCATCGGGTACGACCTTCCAGCTTGCTGCAACAGCGGGCGGTACTCCTATCAATACGTCAGGCAGTCAAAGCGGGGCTCATACGATTCTGCCCAACGCGCCCCTACTTTCCGCCTGGGGTGGGGCTACGGACGTACCTACCAAACAGAATTACTTGTTGGTTTCAGACATCAATCGATTTGTGTTTGCGCTTGGCTGTAGCGAGTACAGCACGAACATATTTGATCCGATGTTGATCCGGTGGTCAGACCAAGAAGATCCGTTTAACTGGACACCTGCATCTACTAACCAAGCAGGTTTTCTAAGACTATCCAGAGGCTCTGAGATTATTAGTGCCACGCAGTCCCGTCAGGAGGTGTTGGTCTGGACGGATGCGGCGCTTTATTCTTTGCAATACGTTGGTGCCCCTATCGTCTGGGGCGCTCAGTTGGTCGGCGAAAACATCTCTATTGCCAGTGAAAACGCGGTAGCCTACGCCAACGGCGTGTCGTATTGGATGGGTAAAGACAAGTTCTACAAATACGATGGCCGAGTCCAACCACTTCGTTGTGATCTGCGTCGCTACATCTTTGAGGATTTAAACCAGTCTCAGTATCCACAGATTTTTTCTGGCACGAACGAAGGTTTCTATGAGATATGGTGGTTCTATTGCTCAGCCGGGTCAGAACTGATCGACAAGTACGTCGTCTATAACTACATGGAAGACATTTGGTACTACGGCACCATGGCGCGTACGGCTTGGTTAGATTCTGGTTTGCGCGAGTACCCGCTGGCTGCGACTTACTCTAATACTCTGGTTAATCAGGAATTTGGCCTTAATGACAACGAAGCTGGCGTAGATTCAGCCATCAACTCTTACATTACGTCTTCTGAATTTGATTTAGATGACGGCCATAAGTTCATGTTTGTCTGGCGGATGCTGCCTGATATTACATTCTCTGGGTCTACGGCAAACAGTCCAAAGGTAACGATGTACCTGCTCCCATTGCAGAACTCTGGATCGGGGTATTCTATTAATCCGGCGGTCAATGCTAATCACTCTGAGGGTTATTTTAGTTATGCCGACGTTACCCGTACGGCAGTGGTTCCCGTTGAACAGTTTACCGGTCAGGTTTATACACGAGTCCGCGCCCGACAGATGGCGATGAAGATCGAATCCAATGATCTAAACACGACATGGCAGCTTGGGTCGCCCCGGATTGACATGCGGCCTGATGGCAAACGATAAATGACTTCCCCGATTATTCAGAAGGTTGCACCACCTGCCTTGCCCCAGGCGCGGGAAGGCTATGATCGTCCGTATCAGGATCAGCTAAATAACGTTCATCGACTGTTTTATAACCGTCTCACACAGTCATATAACGCGCTGATTAGTCCGCCACTTGGCGATGTACCGCCGGGGGGCTCGAATCTGTATTTCCCGTATGCGGCCATTCAGCGCACAACAGACCAGACGTTTACAGCCGATACGGCAACACAGATCACGTTTGATACAAATGACTTTTTGTCAGCCTGCACTAACGATGGCACCGATGGTATCGCTGTGGAGGTCGGGGGTATCTACAACTACCAGTTCAGCGTGCAGATAAAGAACACGGATACCCAGATTCACACGGCGTGGATTTGGCTGCGGGTTAACAATATAGACGTAGCTGGCACGGCTAGTAAGTTTGATGTAATTTCCAGCCACGGAGGCATTCCGGGGTACATCATCGCAGCGTGTAATTTCTACGTGCAGTTGGCTCCCGAGGACACCGTTGAGATGTGGGCTGCGGTTAATAACGTAGCAGTTTCGTTTGAAGCAGAAGCGGCTCAGACAACGCCGTTTCCGCATCCTTCGATTCCGTCAGTTGTTGCTACTCTTACCTTTGTGAGCGCGGTATGAAGAGCACACAAGACATCATTAAAGAGTCTGATGAAGTCAAAGAAATGGGCATGGACTGGAAGCGTGTGTACGCAGCCGTTGCTCTATCCATTCAAAACAATACGCATCGGGTAATGCGTAGTGGGAATACGCTTTTGTGGATCAAGCTTTTGCCACAGAAGACCGCTCAGATGTATGTGTTTAACGCCGACACGCAAAAGAACTTTTTGAAGAATATGAAAGAGTTTGCGAAAGCCTTAGACAAGTCTGGCTTTGAATCTGTGTTTGGCGAAACGCACAACATGCAGCTTATCGAAATGATGAAGCGCTTGGGGTACCCGGTTAAAGTAGAACAAGTTGGCACGGATGATCAGGGCCGAACCATCTATCGGGGTACTGTAGATGTGTAATCCCAGACAAGAGTTAAGCAACGCGTTCAACACTATTACTGGATGGGTAGATAGGGGTTTAACCGGTATTGGGAAAACATTTGACGCAATTGCAAAAGATCCGCTTCCCACAATTGCCACAGTTGCTTTAACCGCTGTTGGGGTTCCTCCGTATGTAACAGCGCTAGCTCGTACCGCCATGTCTGGCGGGAACATGGAAAATTATGTAATTAATTTAGCGACGAGTTATATCGCAACAGAAGCGGGTGCGGCAGTCGGAGATGCCGCTTTCCCAGAACTTGGGAATGTTGCAGGTTATGGTGGAGTAGGGGATGTAGCCTTTCAGCCCACGGCCACGCAGGCAATTCTCAAAACAGTGATTAGCAACGCATCTGCGCAGGGTGCTGCTGCTGTTTTGCAAGGCAAAGACTTAAATGAAGTTTTTAACTCTGCTCTATCTGGTGCGGTTGGTGGCTTAATTAATACCACTTTACGTACTGAGCTTGGCGTTGATCCCTCCAAAATTGAAGGCAGATTAATTAGCGATGCTACCAAGGCAGCGGTTAGTAGCATCCTTAATAATCAAGATCCCGCGCTGGCTATTGGCAATGCTTTAAGCCAATCTGTTTTTGGTACGCTGGCTAACACAGCGGCTTCTGGATTGAAGTCTGTTGTAAGTGATATTAACAAAGCAGCTACAGAATTTGAAACAACGCAATCGGAAGCCAATACTTTACGCGGCGAAATAGATACTGAAAGTACTCGGCTTTCAGGGATCGCTAGCATACTCAATTCAGAATCTGCGACGTTAAACAGTACTCAACAAACTCTTGCCAATTCGTATGATCTATTAAATTTATCGGGCCAAATCTACGATTGGAGATCTAACACTGTTCATTACAACCCTGCCGTTAATACAGCATACGCGCAGCGCATGGGGTTGGTTGAAGGTTATAGTGAGGATTTCGGAACATATTATGTAAATCCTACTACTAATGAATTCGTGCTTAGCCTTGGGCTTCATGCAAAAGATACGTTAGAAAAACAAGCAAATTATTTAAATACTAATATTCCGCAATTTGAATCAGACGTAACAAATTTTAATACAAAGCTTGCGACTTTTAATGCTGATAAAATCAAGTTAGATGACAAAGTAGATACTTATGATGGCTATGTAACTAAGTTATTTGGCGAAGATGGAACCGGGGGGCTTAACAAAACAATTCAAGATCTGTTGGTAGATCGAGATAAGTATTTAGGAGATTTAGACAAAAGCATCACCGGTTTGTCAGAGATCGCTGGTGAAGAAATTAGTGATGTTGCAAAAGAGATCGCAACAGAAGCGGTTAATACATTAGACCAAAACTTCCGCACTAGCGATGAAGTAACGGATGCGTTTGCCAATAACCCGTTATTTGCTGGATATAAACCGGACGCTGCGGATATTGCAAAGTTTGTTGGCGAAGGCGCTGATGCTGACTTACAAGGATTAATTAATAACTTTGTTGACGAGCGTACGTTAGATGCCGCCGAACTGGCTGATATTGCCCAGAAAGAAGGGCTGACACTCACGCAGGATGATCTGCTTGCTTTAGTTCAACAAGGCGATGAGAAAGAGCTAACTAAGCAATTTACTGAGCAGTTTGATAAGCAAGCCGTAACGCGTGATGAAGCTAAAGAGTTCTTTGATGACATTGGCTTTGAACCATCTGATGAACAATTACTACAGTTCATCGGTAAGCGAGATGAGTCTTCTACGTTTACTGATATAGAAGAATTTGTTACTGGGCAGCGTGAGGCTGACGCTCAGAAAGCAGGTTTCCCTGATTACGCCACGCAACAACGGTTTGATAGCGATATTGACGCATATAAGGCTAGTCAGCCACGCGCTGATGTAGTGCCTATAGGCGCTCCTGAAGTGCCTTTGACTCCGTTAACCCCCGGTTTAGGCGCAGAAGATTTTTTTGGCACCCAACCATCAACCGAGCCGTTCCCGTATACACCCGGCGAAGATGCTGAAGAGTTTGAATCGGGCGATGGCACTGTAGTCGATACGCTTACCGGCGGCTTGGGAAATGATCTGCTTGGCGGCGAGACGGATGAAGAACGCGCAGCTAGAGAAGCGCGGGAAGCAGAAGAAATTATCTACGGCGGGACTGGTAACGACACCACTGCTGGTGGCGATGAGACGGTTGAAGGTGGTGCGGGTAATGACACCGTTGCTGCGGTAGAAGATTTAGAGGGTTTCCCTGACGCCGCGACTAAAGAACAGTATCAAGGTAACTATGGTGCCTATCAAGCTGATCTGGCGCGTGTTGCTCTGGAAGAGCAGGAAGCCGTTCGCAGTGCTGAAGCTGCCGCAGAAGCAGAGCAACTGGATCGGGCCAAATACGAAGACCTGAAAGACATATTCCCCGACTACGATACATATAAGTTTTATAACGGGGATGTATATGCCTATCGCGCTGATCAGCAAGCAGAGCGCGAACGATTAGCCGACGAGCTTGGTTTCCCCAATGTAGATATCTATAACCTGTATCAAGGCAACGTTGAACAGTTTAGGCAAGCCCAAGCAACCGATGCCGGGTTCCCTGATTATGTTACTTATTTAAGTTACGACGGAGATTCAACGGCTTATCAAGATGATCTTGCATCTGCCGAAGGCTGGCCGGATGCTGCGACGCGTGATGAGTTTGGTGGCAGCAAAGAGCGTTATGCCAAACACTTAGAAGATGAACGCGCGCTTGAAGAAAGCGGTCGGCAATATGAGATTCAACAAAAGCAGTTTAGAGATCAATTAGCTCAAGAGCGCGGCTTCCCGGACGATGAAACGTATCAACAGTTTGGCGGGGATATAGACGCCTATCTGGCAACGTTGCCACCCTCCTTCCCAGAAGACACGCTGGGTGGCGGACAGGACGACACTTATGGCGAGTGGAATATTGTCGATGGTGGCGTTGAAACAATAGTGGGCGGTGATGAAAACGATACCCTTGTCGGCGGCGATGAAACATTAGTTGGCGGGGATGAAAATGACACGTTAATTGGCGGAGATGATAATGATTCTTTGGTTGGCGGTGATGAAACCTTAGAAGGCGGCAACGGCAACGATACGTTTGATGAAGACACACTAAAAGATATTCTCGAACCTGGGGATAGCGATGATCTTGAAATACCGGATGAGTTATTAGATGGCGGTAATGGCAATGACATCCTTGAGCCAATTACATGCCCGGAAGGGTTTGAATATGACGCTGAACTAGGCGTCTGTATGCCTATTACAGAGGAAGAACCTGATTTAGATGTTGAACAAGACGTTGAAGAAGAGGTTGAAGAAGAGGTAACGCCAACCTGCCCGCCGGGGTTTGTATACGATCCAACCACTGACTCGTGTGTGCCCGTAGAAGCAGAGCCGGAAGTAATTGAATGTGAAGAAGGGTATGTGTATGACGCTCAATTAGGCATGTGCGTGCCAGAAAGTATTGAGCCGCCCGATCCCATAGAGTGCGAAGAGGGATATGTATACGATCCCATTACTCAAACCTGCGTTCCGGAAGTTATAGAACCGCCGGAGCCTGTTGAATGTGAGGAAGGATACGTATATGACCCAATTTCCAAAACATGCGTACCAGAAATTGTTGAGCCTCCTGAACCAATTGAGTGTGAGGAAGGGTATGTGTATGACCCTGTTTCTAAGACATGCGTTCCAGAGGTAATAGAACCGCCTGAGATTATTGAGTGCGAAGAAGGATATGTATACGATCCGGTACAAGGCATTTGTGTGCCGGAGGTTATTGAACCTCCGCCTATTGAATGTGAAGAAGGGTACGTATACGATCCTGTACAGGGTATTTGTGTTCCGGAAGTAATCCAGGTTCCGCCGGTTACGCCTGTAATTCCGCAAGAGCCGCAGCCTCCGCGGCCACCACCCCCGCCACCGCCCCCCCCTCCACCACCGCCCCCCCCTCTTCCTCAGCGGCAGGATCAGTCCATGGATTTGTTTGGGCTGTTAGGATTGCTGGGAATGATGCAACAATCGCAACAACAGCAGCAGCCACAGGCCCCGATGAAGCAACCAGAGCCATTTATCCCGTGGGAACAGCTTACTAGTCCATATCAGGAAACTTCCCTGACCACCGATGATTTAATCAAAATGTTACGAGGTTGACATGGATGACGAATACCAAGCGTATATGACTCAAGATTTAAATGCCGTTATGAATCTTGGGAATTTACTGGGCAATTCAGGAGAAGGCGATCCGACTGGCGGATATGGTGGTATGCCGCCAGATTACACAGTCAACGACCCAATTGGACCTGATCTGCCGATTACTAATCCGCCTCCGGCTGTTGATCCAAACGATCCGATTGGACCTGATCTGCCACCTGACAATCCTCGTGATGCGGTTGACCCTAATGATCCTTTAGTTGGTGGAACACCTCCTAAAACTGATACTCCGCCTCAAATTCCAACAGACTTAAAAAACCTTTTGAGAGGGTTGATTGTTGGCGATGACGGCAAGGCCAATCCCATGGGGTTGTTTGGGATCATGGCTTTGCTATCTATGATGCGTGGCTCTGGTGCGCCAGCCGCTGTGGGGTATCAAGGTTCAGTACCTAAATACACGGCAGTGCGTGAGAGAGTAAAGATGCCAGAGGATCCTAATCGGCGTCCTGGCTCAGGCGGTCGTAGGTACTTTTCAGACACTCAATATGTGCCAACGCCATCTTCTCCTACGGATACTAGCGTTCAAACAGCGCGCACTGCGGCTCAAGAACAGGCTGAAACGTTGAAGCCGGCTGTAACCAAACCCCGCGATAAGATTACTGAAGAGCGCGATAAGCGTAATGAAGAATATTTAAGAAGGCTTGGGCTTTGGGATGACTTTACTATGGGTCCTCCTGCTGAAAAAAAAGATGTACCGACTGTTAAAAATAGTTCGTTTGCAAATTTTTACAGTAGTCCAGAGTATGCAAGTTACGTTTCATCTGGTTTGAATCGCGTGGGCACTATGGACATGTATCAAAGTCCATACTTTGGGATGCTCAGCGGCGGCAGTTCTGGCCGCGCTTTGGATAATGCTTATAAAAGCTATCTGTCACGGACTGGAGAAACGCCTGTATTTGCTCCTAGTCGGCAAATGTTTGGTCCCGTTCAAGCGGCCCAAGGCGGATTGATGGGGCTGGCAAAAGGTCGCTATTTAAATGGCTCGACCGATGGCATGGCTGATAAAATCCCGGCTAATATTGAAGGGACTCAGCCGGCCAGACTAAGCCATGGTGAGTTTGTCATTCCGGCAGATGTTGTGTCCCATCTTGGGAATGGTAATTCTGAGTCCGGAGCGCAGCGTCTGTACGACATGATGGACCGTATTCGTAAAGCCCGGACTGGTACGACCAAGCAGGGTAAACAGATCAATCCTGACAAATTTATGCCGAGGTAAGCATGGCTACGTCAAACGTTCCAACCAATACTGGACAACAGACCAGTACACAAACCGGTTTGGCCGAATGGGCCGGTCCTGGTATTACCAGTATGCTTGGGAAGGTCGAATCGCAGGCGGCTACTCCATACGAGGCATATACCGGTCAGTTGACTGCAGGCCCGTCAACATTACAGCAGACGGCGTTTAGCGGGATCGGAGGACTGACGATTCCGACCGATCAGATGAAGGCGTATACACCTACGTCATTTACCGCGACTGATGCGCAGTCATATATGAATCCGTATTTGATGGCTGCGCTTCAACCTCAGTTTGACGAAGCCACCCGTCAATCTCAGATTCAGAATCTAGCTAATCGTGCTGCTGCTACTCGAGCGGGTGGATTTGGCGGGGCACGGGGTGCGCTGATGGAATCTGAAGCGCAGCGTAACTTACAGTCGCAACTAGCCAAAATTACGGGTGAAGGATATCGCAGCGCGTTTGATAAAGCTCAAGAACAGTTTAATGTTGAGCAACAGCGTCAAATGGCTGCGACTAAACAGGCTCAAGACTATGGCCTGTCAGCGTTGCAGAAACAAGCTGAATTGGGCGGCGTACAGCGCGGGATTGAGCAAGAAGGTTTAACGGCTGACATTAAACAGTTTGAGCAGGAACGCGACTTCCCGTACAAACAGTTGGAGTGGCAACGTCAGTTCTACAAAGATCTGCCGATTTCCGCGTCAAACTACGGCTATTCACAGCCAGACTTTTTGAGCAACTTGTTTGGTACTGGGTCTGGTTTACTTACTTTGCTTAGAGACTTGGGTGTAATTAGTGCTGCACCGACTACCACACCTCCGAGTTCCGGTACTACTCCGCCTGTCAAATAAGGATTGGCCATGCTGAACATGGATCTTTCGCGTGTAATGGATGCGTACCGCGGGCAAGAAGACAAGTTACGCAAACGTGTCCAGCTTAGTAACGATCTATTGGAACTGATCGCGTATGAGCAGTTAACGCGAGAGAAGCGCCAACTGATGGCCGCGAAGCAGGCTCAGGCCATGCCACCTGGGGGCTTGCCTACGATCCGAGATCAGAAGGAAGAGGAAGCGTTTGAGTTAACAAAACAAGAGTTAGCTCAACAGGTTGGCAAGACGCTTCAGCAACAACAGGCTATGCGTCAGCAAGCCATGAGTCGCGGCGTGGCTGCTGCTCCTGGGGCGCAGAATGTTATGCCGCAACAGGCTATGGCGGCTGGCGGTATTGTGGCGTTTAACGGCGAAACCGGCTCAGACGTAAGAGTTCAACCGATCCCAGATAGAACGTTACCGACCATGTCTGAAGACTTGCAAGTAAAAGCTCGTCGGGAAATGGCGGAAATGGATTCAGGGCAACGAGTTGCGTTGTCGCCTGATGTTGAACGATTCTTAGCTAGAGACGTTAGTGGACGCGCCCAAAGACAGGCTGCGTTTGCTGCTCAAGAACAACAACGTGCAGTAGAGGCTGGTCGTAGTGTGGCTCGACAATATGCCCCTCCTGCGCCGTCGCGCCCTGTTCCGCAATCAACTGCTGATCTCGATGACCCGTTAAAACAGGTAGCCGCGGGCATCGCTCGACAAGAAGTTAGGGCTACTCCGGCGGCAGATCTTGAAGCGGCGTTTGCGCCGAGCGGCGCTACAATTCCTCCGCGCACACAGGATGCCGCGCCACCTCCGCCTAGAGACACAGGCGCTGCTGCTGCACCAAATCTGCGTACCCCTTCTGCCGTAGGAACTGGGATTGAAAGTGCCTTAGCCGGCGCTTTGCCGCCAAGTAACGATGCTTTGATGCGTCAACTTCAAGGTGAGATGCGCACCAGTCTTTTGAGAAGCCGTGCGTCTCGAGATCAACCACAAATGGCTGAGCTTGCTAGGCTGCGTGGGGAAGTTGAAAATCTTGGCACTACGTTTCCCAAGGAATCACCAGAAGCTCGTCGCCAAGCTGAAGCAGAGCAGGCTCGTCTGGAACAGCAGTATGCGCGGATGATGGACCCGGAGAAACAGCGGCTGGATAATCTGATTGCGTTCCTGGCTGGTGGTGCTGGCCGGCGGGGGATTGGCAGCGTACTAGGCGGAGCAGCAGAATCTGCTAATCGTGCTCGTGCGGCAAATGAAGCGTTTGGTCTGCAAGCTTTGAAAGATATGCAGGCTGGTCGTCAGGCTATGCGTGGCCGTGACGTAGAAGAACAACGGGCCGCGTTCCAAGCTCGTCAAAGAGGTCTGGAACTTGGAGCTAAGGTCGCAGAAGTCGCTGCGCAGATTGAGTCGCAGACTGACATTGCTGATCGGAAAATTGATAGCGAATTGGCAGCAGCCGCGTTGGGTGCGTTGTCACGCTACGGTTCTGATCTTAACAAGATTAAGGCAGAGGTTCAGACTAAAGCCGCGCAGCTTGGGTATGAAATTAGTCGCGACGATCTTAACCGTATTGCTCAGATTGCTGTTGCTCAGATTGGGGCCGATGTTAGGGGACAAGCTGCGGCTGACACTTTGTTAAGTCGTACAGAAGGGGAACGAGCAAGGATTGCTGAAAGACTTTCAAGAACCGCTGCGGAAGCTCGCGACAATCCAATGTTAAGTTCGGCTCGTGCCAAAGATCCCGCAAGGCGTAGCGCCCAAGAAAAACGGATTGTAGAAGAGTATGAAAACGCGCTGGCGAATGATCAACAAATCTTAAACGGATTAGATAGAACAATTGCAGATTTGCGAGCACGTCAAGGGCAAACCACTCCACCACCTGCTGCCACTGGATCTGCGCGGTCCCAAGGTGTTACAGTAACTAGCGCTACTGCTCCTCCGAGGTAATCTTATGCCGACCTTCCAGGTACGCGGTCCTGATGGATATACGTATTCAATTGAAGCGCCGGAAGGCACACCACAGTCAGTCTTGCAGCAGGCTATCGCAGAGCAAGGCGCGTCGGTCAGAGAAAAAGCCAAAGAACGTACCGTTGGCGAAGCCTTCCTGCGCGACCCTGGCGCTGCGCTTACCTCGGGCCTGGGGGCCTTGGTTCAGTTTCCCGCCCAGCTATATGCGCTAGGAACTGGCGACACTGAGACAGGACTATTCCAACTTGGCGAGCGTATTAAGAAGACTGGCCAGGGGCTTAAATCGCCCGGTTTGGTAGCCCGTGAATATGAACGCGCCAGGAAGATTGAAGAGGCAGAACGAGCGGGTGGCCAACTGCCTGCGTTTGGCGTGGCATTTGGCGAAACGGTTAAAGATCCAGCGCTGATTAGTACGTTTTTAGCTGAGCAGATCCCGCAGTTAGTAGTACCGTTTGGTGCTGCAAAACTAGGTACAGCAGCGGGTGCAGCCAGAGCCGCGATGGCCGGCAGGAGTCTTCAAGAGGGTGCCGAGATTGCTGCCCGTACCGGTACCGCGGCGGCTATTGGTGCTGGCGCTATTCAGCAGGGCGCTGATGTTGGTGCTCAATCCTTTGAAGAAATGTACAAAGAACTTGTACAACAAGGGATTGATCCTGACGTAGCCAAACAAACCGCGTTGGATCGCGCTCGAGCAGTGGGCGCGTCAGCGTTGGTGATTTCCACCCTGGCGCAGAGACTACCGGGCGCGCGTACGATTGAACAGACGATGGCCAGAATGCCGGTGGCTAAGTCTGTACGAGAAGTAATTGATAGCCCAGCCGGCCAAACAATTATTACCAAAGCAGGTTCCACTAGAGCAGGCCGCGGCATTACTGGTTTGCTTGGCGAAGCTGCTAGCGAGATGGTCGAGGAGGTGGGTGGCAAACTTGCCAGTAACATCGCCATGCAGACCATCAAGCCGGAGCAGTCACTTACTGCCGGGTTGGGTGCTACCGCGGCCATGGCGGCTATCGGTGGCGGTACTCTGGGTGGTGTATTTGGACTGTTACGCGGGGCTCCTGCGGCTGAGGCACCCCCGGAGGGTGGCAACGTTGCCACCCCTGGCGCTCCCCCCGCTGGTCCGGTAGCTCCTCCGTCTGGGGTCGCACCGCCTTCACCGCCTTCTGCTGGCGCGGCTGTGCAAACCATGGTCAACCAGTTGCCGGAGGATCAGCAGCGCGAGTTGTTCCGACGTTTGCAAGAAAAAGTACAGGGTACGCCGGATCAAGAACCGCAGACGCTGGGCTCTACGGAAGAGCCGGCATATCAGCTACTTAAGGCCAAGTTTGCCGCGCCTGCCGCTCCGCCTACAGGAGCGCCACCGGTTACTGCTCCGCCCACGGTCACGCCCCCGGTTGAAGAAACAAAGAAAGTGCCGGCAGAGAAGCCTACGCTCGAGCAAAGTTTACAGGCCGTGCAAGACGCTCAGCAGCAACGTGATGCTGCAACGGATGAAATTCGAGCTATTCGTGAAAAGAGTCAAACATTACTTGATGCGAAAGGGCGTATCCCTCCGGAAGGATCGGCTAAACGCGCTGAATGGGACTCTTTAAACGCGCAAGAACAGAAGTTGTTACAAGATAAGTTTGGTCCCGCTGATCAAAAGTTTCGTACAGAAACAAAAAACTTTACCGCTTTATTTCCAGATGTTGATTTGAGATCGGAACTGCAGAAACGGCAATATGCATCTGCAGAGATTTTGTCCGCTACGCCTAGCGGAGAGAACACTGAACTGCGCTTGTTTAAGAACAAGTCAGGCATGTTTGGCGTTGGCGTCTATGACCAAGACGCTAAACAGTACTTGCCTGAGATGACGCTGTGGCCCAATGAACAACAGGCCCGACAGCAATATGACTCGCAAGTCAGTAAGTTACCGCCGCGTCAACCGTCTTCTGGTGAAACGGTAACTCCGCAACCGCAAGCGCCGGCAGGCGTAACTGAGCCAACGCCGCCTGTTACAGCTCCAAAAGTTTATCGAGGTCAAGCAGTTGGAGCAGAATTTAAAGGCGCGGCTGATGGCAATTTGGGTGCTGGATTTTACACCACAGAATCAGAACAAGCTGCAAAAGAATTTGCTTCTCGTCATAAAGATGGAACAGTACTTCGTGGTGAGCTTTTAGCAACACGAGTTTTGGATCTTGACAACTTAAATAAAGAAACAATTAACAAACTTCAATCTGCAATTCCACGTAATGCAGAAGGATTGGCCAAATATGGTTGGCCTGCCGATCTTTTGTCTGACAAAAACACACGAGACAACACAACTCAAGATTTGCAAAAAATTCATAATGATTTAGATCGAGGAACTTTTAATCCAAGATCGTTATCTTATGCAATTGGAGATGTAAATGTAGATGTATTGCGCGCAATTTATGATGCTGCAGGATACGATGCAGTATCTAGAACGGGCGGCGCATTAAAGAGTGGCACTCAATACAAAGAATATGTGACATTTGCAGAGGGTGCGCAGAAGTTTGAAACACCAACTTCGCCAAAACCAAAGGTTGTTAAACAAGAACCAAAAGTTCCGACTGTTGAAGTTTCCGAAAAGCCCAAGGTTGAGGTTGGTGCTAACAAGATCTTTACTGAAGAAGCGGCAGAAAAAGCACGTGAGTTGTTACGTCGCAAGTTAGGTGGCGGTACGGTTAGATCAGGTATTGATCCTGAGATCGTGCAAGCTGGCATTCAGTTGGCCGGCTATCACATCGAAAAAGGTGCTCGTACGTTTGCCGCATATGCGCGGGCTATGTTGGCTGACCTTGGAGATATCGTTAAGCCGTATCTCAAGTCCTGGTACATGGGCGTGAAGTTTGATCCCCGTGCTGCGGATCTTGAAGGGTTGGATTCTAGTGCCGCCGTCGAAGCTGCAGACGTTGACGCTATCCTGGCAGAGACAGAAGCTCCTGCTGCGCCTGAGCGTATTACTCTTGCTAAGTCATTCTTGAAAACTTTTCGAGACGGCAAAGGGTTTGCCAACATTAATGAGGCTCGGAGAGCTGCCGGTGATGTGCTCGGACGTAGGATTGAACCCGGCACTCCTGATGCGAAGCTGGTAGACGAGGCTGTAGAACTTGCTGGCGTGGTGTATGGCCGGGAAGTGGTAGAAAAAGAAGAATATACGGAAGACATTTATAACCGGCTTGTTGACTTTAATAACAAGCAGATGCCGACTCTTGGAGTTAGAGACAGCGTCAGTATTGCTAATCAAGCATACAGCACACCGTTGCCACTTGCTCACGCGGCAATTCAGTTATCAGGACTCTACGATAACGTTGACAACACAGTTTTAGAACCTACCGCTGGTCAGGGCGCATTACTTATTTTTACCGATGCAGATAAGGCAACGGTCAATGAAATTAATCCTGACCGAGTAGCGGCACTTAAATCCCAAGGGTTCAAGGTTAGCCAGCAAGATGCTGGGTCAATGAAATTTCAGCCCAAGTCTGTAGATGTAGTACTGACTAACCCTCCGTATGGAGAAGGCGAACAGACTTATAACATCGATGGATTTGAGACTAAGCAGCGTGATCACGCGATTGCGTTGAACGCGCTCACGGCTATGAAGGATGATGGCCGTGCTGTCCTGTTGATCGGCGGACCAAATCGTTTGGATGAAGACTCGCGTCGGACTGCTTATCGCGGCAAGTCTAAGCGGGAGTTCTTTTACAAACTTTACAATGAGTACAACGTTGTAGATCACTTCACGGTTGCGGGTGATCTATACGCTAAGCAAGGTACAACCTACCCCGTTGATATGATTGTTATCGACGGACGCAAGGCTAATGCAACTAAACGCAACTTGCCTGCTGCGGCGCTGCCCCGGTTGATTACAACCTGGGATGAGCTACGAGGAGTTCTGGATGGCACAAACAATGACATGGGGCCCTTCCGGGGACGAGAGACGCCTCCTGGGGGCGATACAGGGGCCGAAGGGGCTGCGCCTCAACCCCCAGCAGCACCGCCTACAACTGGAGGTGCGGCTGAAGAAGCTGGCGGAGAAGGCAGACGACCGGGAACTGAAACAGGTGGAGAGCCTGCTGCACCAAGCGGGCCTGCTGGAGGTGCCGCTGGAGAGGGACGAGGTGCCGCTCCTGCTCCTGGCGGAGAACCCGGTGGTGAAAGACCTACTGGAGAAGCGGAGGGTGCCGGGGCCGGGACTGCCGAAGGTGCTGGAGAAGAACGACCCGAAGGCGGAAGAGGTGTACAACCAAGCGAGCCTGCTCCAGTGGATACAACCGCTGCTGCGGGGCCGGCTCGAGCACGACTGACGGAAGAGCAGACACAGCGTCTGCAGGTTCCGTATAACAACTTCTCTGGTAACAAATCAGTCAATACGCTGGTTGCTACCAACCACCTCACGCCTATTGAAGATGCGTTTGCCAAGTTACGTGAGAAGGTCGGCGACATTGATCAGTACGTGCAGAACAAACTGCAGTACACGCCGGAACAGTTTGCACAAGCTTTCTCTGCTGAGCAGGTAGAGGCTCTTGCTCTGTCGATCTACAACATTGAATCTAATCGCGGATTCATCATTGGAGATCAGACAGGTATTGGTAAGGGCCGTGTTGTGGCCGGCATGATCCGCTATGCCATGTTGAACAAAAAGGTTCCTGTGTTTGTTACACAGATGGCAGATTTGTATGGCGACATCATGCGCGACCTGCATGACATCGGAATGACTGATGTCCGTCCGCTGATGACGGATAACAACAAGTCTGTGCCATTAGATGCCGAAGCATTGCAATGGTATGGCGAGAAACAAGAGATTGAGGCCGACATCACAGAAGTGCGTGAAGTAGCGGCTGATATTGCAAGTATTCAATTAGGCGAAAAATTTACAAAACTAGAAGGACAAGAACGAGACACTGCGCTTACTAAATTTATTAATTCGTCAACTGATGAAGAAGTAAAAGAACTAAAAGAACAAATTGCTGAATTGCGAGCTTCTATTCCTGAGCGCCGCGGCAAGTTCCTTGATACGCCGGATAACAAACGGCATGAGGCTGCGCTCAAGCAGATGATGGATAACAATTCACTGGGCAACTATGACGTGATCTTTACGTCATATTTCCAGATGACTCCTAAGAGTTCTGGTAAACCAAAGCGCGATGAAGCTGGGCTTATGCGGTACCCAAAGCCAGAGCTTTACTTCCGGCATGAGTTCTTAAATCAATTCATTAATGAGAACGCCATGTTAATCATGGATGAGTCTCATAACATCGGTAAACGATCTGGTGTGAATCAAGCTACGGGTCTTGGAAACATCGCTCGTGAGTACATTGACAAAGCGGGTAGCGTCTTTTACTCGTCTGCTACGTTTGCCAAGAACGTTGACGTGCTGGATGCGTACAACAAAACCGATATCGGCATGGCGTTCCCAGGGGAGCCCAATCGTCTAATCAATGCCCTGTCGTCTATCCCGATGCAGCAAGCTGTGTCTGCGATGCTGGTTAAAGCAACACAGTATCTGCGTCGCGAACGGTCTTTTGCTGGCATCTCGTACACCAACGAGACGGTTGAAGTAGATCAGCAAGCGGCAGAAGATCTGTCTACTGCGATGCGCGACATCGTAAGATTTGACGAAATCAAAGCCAATTCCGTTCGTAATTTACAGGCTGACCTAGATACACAGGGCGAAGTGATGGAGGACGGTTCTATAGCCGCGCCTCAAGTCGAAGCCACGAACTTTACTAGCGTCATGCATAACGTACTGGGTACGTTCTTACTGTCGCTCAAGTCTAAAGAAGCAGCAGACCTAGCTGTTGCCGCTATCCAGCGTGGGGAGAAACCAGTCATTACGGTTTCCAACACCATGGAAATGTTTATTAAGGATTTTGCTGAGGGCAACAATCTCAAGATTGGTAATGTACTTGAGGCATCGTTTGCCGATGTTCTCGAGCGTTACCTTGAGAAAGTTCGAACGGTCAAGATCTCGTATCCTGACGGTCGCAAGTTGCCGCATTACCTGACTGATGAAGAGCTTGGCGATGTGGCGCTGTCGGCATATGAAGTTGCGCTAGATTTCATCCGGTCGATGGGTGAGACGTTAGATATTCCCATCTCGCCAATTGATGCAATCAAAGAACGCATCGAAGCGGCTGGGTACTCGATTGGTGAGATCACTGGCCGTGGTACCGTTGTTTCTACTAAAGATGGTGTTGCAAGATTAGCTCGCAGGAACAAATCTGAACTAAAAACCGCGGGTAAAAAGAACACCATTGCTAAGTTTAACGAAGGTCAGATTGATGCGCTGATCATTAACAGGTCCGGATCTACTGGTCTGTCTATGCATGCGTCGGAGAAGTTTGCTGATCAGCGTCGGCGCGTAATGATCCTGGCGCAAGCTGAACCTGACATCAACAATCACGTTCAGATGTTGGGTCGGATTAATCGTAGTGGCCAAGTGACCGAAGATGGTCGTTCTCCTGAAGGTAAGCCTGCTACGTTTGGCCTGCCGTACTACATCCAACTGTCGGCTAATGTTCCTATCGAGCTTCGTCCCGCGGCTGTGCTGGCTAATAAGATGGCAGCACTAAGTGCTAACACGACCGCCGGCAGGAAGACCGCTACTCAGGACGTTAAGACTCCGGACTTTATGAACAAGTACGGGGATAAAGTTGCTGCAGAGGTAGTTGGCGGTTCAGACCTTAACGCGACATTGGGATTCCCGATTAAGTTTGACGAGAATCAGAATCCAAAAGTTGAAGGTGCGATGGCCAAAGTAACTGGCCGGATTGGGTTGTTGCCGCTTAAAGAACAGTCGGCGCTCTACAAACAGTTGATTGAGGAGTACAACAACCAACTGGCGCTAATTGAATCGCTGGGGCAGAACGATCTTGAGGCGCAAGTTAAGCAGTTAGATGCCAAATTACTGGAAACGTTTGAGCTTCAAGGTGCAGATCCTGGAACGGATAGCCCGTTTACAGCGCCGGTTATGTTGCATACAGTTGATGCCAAAAAGTTAACTAAACCTCTAAAATTTGAGCAGGTTCAAGAGTTAATAGCAAAAGCACTTAACGGAGCTGAACCAGACGCAAAACGTGAGCAGCAGATACAAGATTTTAAAGAGGCGGTTGATAAAGAAATTCAGGCGCTCAAGCAATCCCTGCCCAAGGATGCGACTGACGAGCAACGTGAAGTAGAAAAAAGACAAAGGTCCGAAAAAGAAGCCGCAATTAGTATTTTTAAAACTTATTTGCCTAGCATTTCAAGCGTTGTAAGTCTTAACAGCAAAGATGGTGTTGTGTATGGGGTAGTGATAGACGTAACAAAAAAAGGTCGAACAAAATCTGCTTCATCACTTAGTGACTGGGAAGTCAGGTTTGCTTTGGTAAATGGAGCTAGTCAAACTATTCCATTGCGGCTTAGTCAATTAACTAATGTTAATGATCCTGACGCAATATCTTTGAGCCCAGCAACAACGATGGGCGTACCCACGGAGGATGGCTCTGGAATTGAAGATATTCCTGTCATTAGGGCATTCGACCGTGGCCAAATTGGGACTCGTCAAAAGCGGTACATCATTACTGGTAATTTGCTTCGCGGAAAGCAAATTGCAGGGGGTGGCAATTTAGTCAGTTATACGGATGATCAAGGTAACCTGCTTCAAGGGTTCCTGATGCCTGTTGGGTTTGATTACAAGAAGTTGGTTGCCCAACAGGCGGCAGCTATTACATCGCCCCAGGCTGCGCTGGAATTGGCAGATCTGGGTGGTACGGTTGTAGACAAGTTGCGCATGGGCGAGACGTTTGCGCTTAAGCGTAATCCTATTGCTCCGCAGTACTACACGATTGAAGTCAGTAAGGGTGGTACAGGCGGCAAGATTCATAAACAAACAAAAAACATTACCTTTACCTCTGTTGGCAACAAGATGCGGGCGAAGACAGTGCCGGCGGCTGAAGCAACAGAATTACTTACTAAAGTTCTTAGTAGTTCTGGGTACGACTTGGAATTGGTTGCAGATGTACGTGACCGTGATACCAAGAACATCATCGATGCTAGGAACAAACCCAGCAATCCGCCGCTGCAGTCTGTTGTCCCAATCCAGCCGGTTACTAAAGCCGCGCCTGTTCAGACTAAACGTCGCATCAAGTTCCTCAACAAGCAGCATACCGATGGCGTAATCGGTGATACCGCGTTTATCGAGGGCGTGAAGACTGCTCTTGATAAAGCCGCACAAGTTGAGAAACCTGCAGCAGGCGAACGGGTACGCGGTGCTGACTACATCCGCGAACGTCTGCTCCGTGCTCGGCGTCAGGGACTGCTGTCGGACAAAGGCGTTGAACTTGCTCTGTGGTTCATTGGCCAGAATCCGGCG